GATTTTGCAGGTGGCAGACTTGACTGTTGAATACTTCCGCCAAGCCCGAAACGAACATTGTCGGTGTTCCCGATAACCGCCAAAAACTTGCGCTTGAGTTCGTCGTATGACTTGAACTGATCTGGAGCAACGAATGAAGACAATAGTGGCAATTCCTCCATCATCTTCACAACTTTGTCAATATCAGCGTTCAGAGGCCCCTTCTTGTACCACGAACTTTTGTCATAGTTCATCTGTTCATCAACTTTTGTCGCCCGAAGCTTAAATGTTGCACCATCGTCCCACATATCCCATGCGCTTGCAATTTCAGTTTCTTCATCGACAAACTGTGGTTTCGCCTTTTCCATGATCATTTCAAAAATCTTCCTCCCGTATCGGAAAAAGAAAACCTTTCCTTCATTGTCGGGATTACCCGGATCACGAACAACATAAATCTTTGAAATATAAAAAAGCTTTCGTTTACGTTGACGCGCAATCGCTTTCGCTTCATTAGTACCGACCTCATTCCACAAGATTGTGTTTGCTTCTGCTACCGGATCGTCTTCGCCAATGGTAGTACGAGAATTTTCGATATACCACTTACCTGTCGGCCCCTTGAATTCATGTTTGTACAGTTTAACCCAAGGCAGATCATCACCATCCAAATTGATCAAAAATCGAATATCAGCAGAAGCATTTCCACTCTTATCAGGAGTGTATTTCCAAAACCTCGGATCTTCGTATGACGAATTACTGTTCGATTTACTCATTTCTTCCGTGATTGTAGAAAAGCTAGAGGCAGCTTTAGCACGGAGTTTATCAAGTTGTGTAGACATTTGTATTTCCTTTAAGATGCGCCACAGAATAACGTGGCAAAAGTGGCATTAACGCCTAGTTTTATTCACGAATGAACCGCTTCAAATCGACACCATACTTTGATTCGATCTCGCTTATCTCGTCATCGTCATCATTCTGAACGATTGACTTCGATTTTTTAGTTACATTGGATGAACGCTTTTGGAATTCTTCATCTTCAAGCGTTTTCCGAAACTTTTTACAGTTTTTAACAGTCTTCATGGTGAAAATTTTAGAGAGTAATGTTATTCTTCGCCGTCCAGAAAAGCAACGTTTGCCGAGCAATCGTTAAAAATCTCATTTTGACACCTGTTCCAATATGTAGGCAGTGTATCCCATCGGGAATTGAAAAGCAAGACTTAATCGAACACAAAGCCACTATGACGTGAGCGATCCGTCGAACGATCAAACAACGGAACATCATCACGATTCGCAGGAGAATCCTTATCGGCTTTCGGCGTATCGAACAACGGCGCATCAACATCAAACAGCTTCATGCGACTCTTATCGACGCCAACGATGAACCGCCGCATCACCGAAACATCCGAATATCGGTTTTTCAGTTGTTTGAACAGCAGTTGATTGGCCTTTTCAAGTTCTTCGTTCGTCATCACAACAAGAAGCAAATCGGCAGTCATAGGGCCACCAACGCTATCGGAAGTGTCCCCCAAATCAACATCGGAATTGTTCATCCCACCACGATTGGTTTGCGTGCTTGTTATAAGTGCAACATCGTATTCTACAGCCAAACCGCGCAGTTCTTCCGCAATCGACTTCACATAGGAGTAAGTATTCACTCCAGTTCCCATCTTCAATCGCTGACTTGCAGCAATGTTCATGTAGTCCACAATGACGATCTGAGGGCGGAAATCTTTCTTAACCTTTAGTTCCTCAATGAGAGCACGAAAATGGCCAGCATGAGCCTGAGCAGTAGGATACTCTTTGATGATGATTTTACCACGCTTGAGCGCATTGATCTTTTCAAGATAAATCCCCTTGTTCATCTTTTTAAGGTCTTGCAAGGGCACATTCAGTAGGTTAGCATCAATACGTTCTGCAATCCGTTCCTCGGCCATTTCGAGAGTAATGTAGAGTACATTGTAGCCCTTCAACAGATAGCTTGCTGCAAAATGACAATTTACCAAGGTTTTCCCAACACCAGTTGGAGCCATGATGATTGACAAAGTTTTCGGCATCAGTCCACCATTGGTAATGGTGTTCAAACACTCAAGGTCAAATGGAATCTTTTCCTCAAACTTGTGGCGCAAATCAAACCGCGCTTCCGCGTCCTCAATAAAATCATGTCCGATCTTGGTATCGAAATTGATCTGCAAAGCATTTGAAAATAAGGTAGGCAACGAATCCTTTTTCATACTTGGATGGTTCCCTTCGATAATCTCAAGTGACTCCATAATCGCCAAAAACAAGGCTCGATCCCGACACCACTTTTCCGTTTTTTCAATCAACCACTTTTCATCTGTTACAACGACTTTATGAAGTTCGCTTAGGAGTTCATGACTTTCGGAAATCACTGCATCTGGAAAGCCGGTCAACGAGTTAACATCGAGGCTAACCATCGTCATTGTTGGAACTTTATTGTACTTATTGAAACTTTGTTGAAACGCCGAAAAGATTGCTTGTTCTGGTTTCTCGCTGAAATAATCTGGTTTAATATAAGGGGTCACATATCGTGCATACGTATCACTGTTCAAAAGACCACCAAGGATTGCTATTTCAATTCGTTTTGGCAAGTTCATAGTGAGAGTTGATAAGTGCATTGTTCTTGGTTCGACATTTCTTTCACAACTTCTTCCAACACACTATACAGACTTGGGCGACTATCTTCTTCAAAATCCTTTTGATTAACCCACTTGAAAACCGAATTCTCTGTTTTACTTTGGATAACCATTGTAGGCAAATTTTCAGCCCAAGCATCTAAAATCTTCACGAATACCAATAATGTATCCGTTGAAAACTGAAACATATTGTAAAAGTCAACAGTCACGTCATCAAGCTTGAGCTTCGTCATCTGTTTCTCCGGTTTCTTCTACAGTTGCAGGAACCTCGCTACCAAACATAAACGCACTCTTAGTATACGTGTCAATCATATCAAGAGTAGCAGGAGTAAAATACTTTTCTGGATCTGCGTAAATCCTAGATTCAAATGTCTTTTCTTCGCCAATCTTGATAAACTTTCCCTCTTTCGACCAGATCCCCGCTGCAAGGGCAAAATCGAGAAGTCCGTGATACCGAGACAAGCCATTTTCATAGGACAAGCTTGTTTCGACTTGCAACCCTTCGCGTGTAAAGCGGCTTTTTGCCAACGTGATTTTCAGAGTGTTCCCAACAACGAGCGAACCATCCTTTTCTCGGGTTTTGCTGATCATCAGGACTGTGCTAGCAGCATAGTTGCCACCTTTGCCACCACCTGTCGTTTTTGTCGGAACATACGATCCAATTGTATCACTCACATGGTTTGTCATGATCAGTGGGACATTCAAAACACCCATTTCGAGCGACAAGATCCTGAAAGCCCCACGGATCAATTGAGCGCGTGTCATGTCCCGCGTATCTTCACCTTCCTTCGCATCCCCAATTTCTTTACTCGTCGAAAGCATCCCCAACGAATCTAGCACCATCATCATTGGAGGACGATTTTTCATTTTTTTGTATGATTCCAAAACCCTAGCAGCTTGTGTTCGAAATTGTTGTACTGTTGCAACAGGCACAACAAGAATTCGACTCGTATCCATCTTACGGGATTTGAACATATTCAAACTCAAAGCACCTTCTGATTCAAAAAACACAACCTGACCAGTCGGGTTTTTACTCAAGAAATCGGCCATGAAGGACATGGCAAAGTACGTTTTGCCGACCGATGGATCACCTGCCAACATGATCGTTTTGTTTGATGGAAACCCCCCATAAATTGATCCGCACAAAAGAGCATTCAAGGCATAGCTGCCAGTGTCTATGTATGTTGATACTTGACCGATAAGGCCATCTTCGACTACTGATGCATATTCATTGCCGAGAACAGAGACAATATTTTCCAAAAAAGTGTTTGTTGCCATAGGAGAAAGATAAAATAGTGATGGAAGACAATTCTATGCTGGCTAGAATTGAACGCTAGAGATTGACTACATCAAACGTCTGCAACCTTGTCCAGTTGCGAACCAGGAGTGCGATGATGAATGTCCCGTAGAACCTCTTTGAATCCCCCAGGAACCTTTTGGCGTGACAGGCGAATAGGATCTATAAAGGAATTGATAGGGGGCGTCAAATGGACTTGCTCAAGTTCGGGGTGAGTTTCCAAAAAGGTTTCACGTTCAGAAATTTTCATCAACTGTTCGAACGTTTCACCAGTTTCTTTGTTGCGAAATTCATATGTGGGCATAGCGGTTCCTTTTGTTGTTTGGTAGTTATCACGAGACTACGAAGTTTACTTTCTCCCGTAGGAACCACGCTTAACTCCAGAAATGCTTCCGCGACCACGTTTCTGTCCATCTGTTGAAATGGTATCTGTATTATAATCCATATTCTTTTCGTATGTCAAGCCTTGATTTGTGTAGTAAATTGTACCACATCGAAGTTTTATCTCTGATTGGTCTTTTCCCCACCGATAATCTACCACGGAAACGGATGGATCTGAATTTCCTAGATCACACACCTTGCTCAAAAGTTCATCTAATGAAATCATGGACGATAAAGGGGCCTTTCGGCCCCTCCCTCTTGTTATGCCAGTGCCAGAAGTTCTTCCATCGCACGATCTTTCATGTCCGAGGAAGCGCCTGTAAAACTATCAGCAAACTGCGCTGACTGATCGCGGCGACCTGTACCGTGAGTGTACATATTCGTAACCGCATTCAACGCGCCCCAAGCTGTACCCTTTGCCATGTCTGCGCCTGCACCTTCATTGTACAGACTCAACAGTCTATCGAGCCTACGAGTGGCACCCCACTTTTGATCTTCTTCGGAAAGCTTCGGATCGAACACCAGCTTCTTGAAGAACTCATTGACTTGTTGATCTGCCATCGGCGTTTCGGCCAGCTTGTTGATCTTATTGATGAACACGACCCAACTATCATCAAGAACGCCCATGTCAATCTTGACCGATTTGGCATCGAATTCGGCATGGTGAGTCTTGCGAATCACTTTACCGCCTTCACGAAGCGCGACATTCAGCGTGTTATTGCACACCACCCGAGTTGACACAAATTGTGCTGTTGTCGATTGAGTACCATCCACAGAAGTTGTCAGAAGCAGGTTTCCACGAACTTCATCATTGCCATTGATCTTGGTTTCCTTGCCAACTTCGGCAAGTGCCCAAAACTTTTTGCCGCCAAACAAGGTTCCAGCAGTCGAAAGCTTCATTCCATTCAAGGCGACCAGATCGCGGAAAAATTCAAGAACCTCTCCAGGTTGTACAATCTTGAAACTTTCACCCATCACCGAAAGCGGCGCTTTCGTATCGCTACGGTAGAGCACTTTCTTACCAGGAAACGGAACAACCTGATACCCTTGATCGTTGGTGTAGTCAAAAAATACATCCGAACGCTCGACTGTCCAATCCAAACCGGCAACCTTTTTCCATTCTTCGATGGACGCATTTTCTGGAAGTTCGTTTCCAAGACCGTGCCAAATTGCATCCCGACTACCGATGAAAGCAAATTCAACGGAACCATCTTCACGTACTGTAAGTTCATGAGACATGACAAACTCCAAAGTTGAGAAAGAAATTACAAACCACAATTGAATTGTACATCAATTTTCCCGACTGTCAAGAACCTTTTTCAACGTTTGTGGTAGCGGCCATAGAAAACGCCACCCGGAACGTGAATTGCCCCGCCCTAAAGGACAGAGCTTCTAATTTCGACGGCACGAGCAAGGACAGAAGGGTTCTTCCCTCTGACTTGGCTAACAGTGCCTCGATTAGCAGTACCGGCGATTCCCGCCGCTATTATTCTTTGCGCTTCATTGCTGATGTTTTTGGCGGCATTTATGTCCCTATCATGCAGAGTGCCGCATTGGTCACATCGCCAAGAGCGAATACTTAAAGGCATTGAAGGTTGAACGTGTAGACAACACGAACAAGTTTTACTCGACGGGAAATAGCGGTTTACCTTCACGAATCCTTTGCCCGCTTTCGCGGCCTTGTATTCGAGAAATCTGGTAAACATGCCCCATCCCGCATCCCCAATAGCCTTTGCCAAGCAATGATTTTTCATCATTCCTTTGACGTTCAAATCCTCAACGGCAATGACTTTGTTTTCGTCAACAAGTCGTCGAGAAAGTTTGTGCAACCAGTCCTTGCGAGCATTAGCGACACGTTCATGCGCCTTTGCCACAAGGATTCTAGCTTTGTTTCTGGTGTTACTATCTTTCTTTTTACGGGAAAGCTTTTGTTGCTTCCGTTTTAGGTTCTTGGTTGCTTTCGCCAAGTGACGAGGATTTTTGAACTTCGATCCGTCGCTAGTGACAACAAGATGAGTAAGACCAACATCTATGCCGATGATCTTGCCGTCAAAAGAAACTTTTGGTACGTCAAGACCGTTTTCAGTCAGAATAGAAGCAAAGTATTGACCCGATTGATTCCGGCTTACAGTGACGGTTTTGATCTTTCCCACAATCTCACGATGCACGACTGCCTTGATGTGACC